GATGACGGCGGCGGTAATAGCGTCTTCATCTGGCTCAAAAACTGGCCTGCGACGCGCGCGCATGGCGACGCCTCAAGCGACAAGCTGTTGAGCGATGAGCTTCCTGACCAGCGCGGCCCATTTTCCCATACGCGGGTGGGGCTCGAAGAGGGCGATCGAAGCGTCGGGGCCGAGCTCTTTCAGCCAGGCGACCATCGTATCCAGCCCGGGGTCGTAGCGGCCGGTTTCGATCCGATACAGATACGAGCGGTCGAGGCCGATTCTCCGCGCCAATTGGGGGCGCGTGAGGCCGAGCCGCTCGCGGGCTGCAATGAGCTTGGTGCGCTGACGAGGCATCCTCTAACAGTTGCAAGGCTTGCACCTCTCGTCAAGATACTTGTCCACAGGTTTGCGTTCGTTTGACAGACGTGACGCCGCTGTAATACGTTGTATAAATGACAACCGACAAACCGCCATCCCGCCGCCCGCCGATCCATTTCATGAAGGAGTGGCGGCTCGCGCGCGGCATGCGGCAAGAGGATCTAGCGCACGCCGTCGGCACCGGCAAAAGCCAGATTTCTCGTTACGAAACAGGCGAGATCGGCATCACTTTCGACATGCAATTTCGCATCATGCAAGCGCTTAACATCATGCCTAATGAGTTCTTCTTGCCCCCGCCGGCGAAGGGCGACGACGCCGAGATGTTGCGTAACCGACAACGCTTCTTCAAAAAGCACAAAGCGGCGCGCCAGGAGGCTTGACATCGGTTGCAGGCTTTGCATCACTGGGGGAATGCGGCGCTCCCCGAGAGATCCAATGCCCGAATCCGACATCGCCGACGCGACGGCCGACACAACCCCCTTGCCGGCCCCGCCAGTCCCGGCGGAGGAACAGCACTCGCCCTCCGCCGGGGCGCCCGACCCCAACCTCGCCTTGTTCCTGCAAGCAGCGCGCGACCCCCAGGTCGACGTCGCCAAGCTCAAGGAGCTCATGGCGATGCGCAAGGAAATGGAGCAGGACGCCGCGAGGCGCGCCTTTTACGCCGCGCTCGCCGCCGCCAAGGGCGAGTTCGAGCCGATCATCAAGAGGCGGCTGGTCGACTATCAGCACAGGGATGAGCGCGGACGCACCACCTACAAGTACGAGGAGCTCGCCGACATCGCCCACATCGTCGACCCGATCCTCAGCCGGCACGGGCTCAGCTATCGCCACCGCACGGTGCAAGGCGCGAACGGCAAGATCACCGTCACCTGCATCCTCTCCCACGCCGACGGCTACAGCGAGGAGAACAGCCTCGATGGCGTCGAGGACAAGAGCGGGCAGAAGAACCCTATCCAGGCCATCATCTCAACCAACACCTACCTGCAGCGCGGCACGCTCAAGAACGGGCTGGGCATCGCCGCCGGGCGCGACGACGACGGCCAGGGCGGCGACGACGATCCGCTCATCGCCGCCGATGACGTCGTCTACATCGAGACGTTGATTAACGACACCGGGAGCGATCTCGCGAGGCTGCTCAATACCGTCCACGCGGACAGCGTCGCCGAGATGCGGGCAAGCCAGTTCAAGCAAGCGGCGTGGCTGCTTGAGACGCTCAAGCGACGCGACAAGAAAGCAAAGGCGGCCGCCGATGGAACAGCGCAGTGAAGAATGGCTGATCGCGCGCTGCGGTTCTCTCGGCGCGTCCAAGGTCCGCGACGCGTTCTCCCGCCTCAAGCGCGGCGGCGAGCGCGCCAAGATCGCCACCGACCTTATGTACGAGCTCGCCGCCGAGCGGATAACCGGCGTGCCGGCGAAGCGCGTCAACCCCATGCACTGGGGCGCTGAGCATGAGGATGAGGCGCGCGCGTCTTACGCCTTCCTGACCAACGCGCCGGTCGTCAAGATCGGCCTCATCCCGCACCCGACGATCGCCAACGCCCACGCTTCGCCGGATTCGCTGGTCGGCGACGATGGCGGTTTGGAGATCAAGTGTCCGACGAGCTCGGTGCACCTGCAGACGCTGCTCGCCGACGCGGTGCCCGAGGAACACCTGCCGCAAATCCATTGGAACATGGCGTGCGCTCAGCGCGCCTGGTGGCATTTTGTTTCGTATGATCCGCGCTTCCCTAACGGCCTGCAGTTCTTCATTTCAAAGGTTCAGCGCGACGAGGCGGTCATCGCGGCCATGGAGGCCGAGGCCCGCGCCTTCATCGCCGAGCTCGAGGACAAGCTCAAGGCGCTCGAGGCGCTCGAGGCGCGCAACCCATTGGAGGCGGCGTGACCCGGCCCCTGGCGATTGATCTCTTTTGCGGCTTGGGCGGCTGGACTGAAGGCTTGCTTGATGCAGGCTATGAGGTGATCGGCTTTGATCTTGAGCGGCACGAATATGGCGAGCATCGCTATCCTGCGCAACTCGTCATTCAGGATGTCCGCACGCTGCACGGATCGCAGTTTAAGAGCGCGGCGTTGATCGTCGCCTCCCCGCCCTGCCAAGCCTATTCTTATCGGGCCATGCCTTGGAAGCGCGCCAAGGCGCTTCCTCCACCCGACAATACGCTGTTTGAGGCATGCTTTCGCATTCAGCGCGAGGCTTGCGAGGCGGCTGGGCGCCATATCCCGCTGATCGTCGAAAACGTCCGCGGGGCGCAGAAATGGGTCGGCCGCGCCAGGTGGAATTACGGCTCGTTTTACCTTTGGGGCGATGTACCCGCGCTGATGCCCGCCACGCTACGGGAAGCAAAGCGTCCAGGGCACGATTCGAACCGTTTCAAGCAGTCGGGCGAGGACTCGCGCAAGAACAAGGGCGGCTCTTGGTTCGCTGTCGCGCACAACACGACTAGCGGCAAAGGACAGAACCCGGATGGCCGCAAGCTTCCCGGCTTCCGCTTCGACGGCAGCGGGCGATCATTTCAGTCGGCAAGCGTCGAAGGCGTCAAGGCCGCCCAAGATGGCCTCGGGGGGTATGGCGGAGGTTTTGGCTGGGACGACACGCGCGGCAATTCCAAATCCACAGGCCGCAAGATGGCAAGCGCGATGATCGCGAAAATTCCGCTGCCGCTCGCCAGCCATATCGCTGCAGTCTATCGGGAGGCGGCGTGAGGCTCAGCCGCGTCATCACCACGCACAACCGCGCCGACCTCATCCGCGCCGTCGAGCTCGCGCCGCTCGGGGCGCAATTCGAGCTCGTCGACGACCCGCGCACCACCGCACAGAACAGACTTATGTGGGCGCTGCTCAACGACATATCCGCGCAGCACTTCCATGGGGACCCGCCCGAGAAATGGGAGCCCGAGGATTGGAAGTGCGCCTTCATGAAGGCGATGGGTTTCAAGTTGACGTTCATGCCGGCGCTCGACGGCCAGGGCGTGGTCGCGCTCGGCTATCGCTCGTCGAAGCTCGACAAGGAGAAGTTCTCCGAACTGATCGAGACCATCTACGAATTCGGCGCCGGGAACGGCGTCCGTTTCCGAGGAGACCAAGATGACCGTCCAATTGCCGCCATCGCCCCTCCGCATCGCGCGCTTACCCAAGGATGAGCGCGGCTATCCAGTGCCGTGGTTCGTCGCCTGGTTCAAGGACGGCCAAGAACGACGGCGCAGGACCGAGGGCGCCAAGCCCGACTTCCGCGTCCTGTCGTCTGGCGCGCGCGAGGAGGCGGTCAGACGGCGGCTCTGCTGGCTGTGCGGCGAGCCGATGGGCCGCCACCAGGTGTTCGCGATCGGCCCCATGTGCGCGATCAATCGCACCACCATGGAGCCGCCTAGCCATCGCGACTGTGTGGAATACGCCGCCAAGGCCTGTCCGTTTCTGACCAAGCCGCGCATGCGCCGAAACGACAAGGGCCTCGACGAAATCCCGCATAGCGTCGCCGGCGTCATGATCGCGCGCAATCCGGGCGCGATCGCGCTTTGGGAGAGCGGCTATCGCCGATTCGGCGATGGCAGGGGCGGCTGGCTCATCCGCCTCGGCGACCCCGAACGCGTCGATTGGTGGACGGAAGGGCGTCAGGCGACGCGGGCGGAAATCGAGGCCTCGATCGCCAGCGGCTATCCCGAACTGAGGGGGCCAGCCGAGGCCGAAGGCCCCGAGAGCCTCGCCGAGCTCGAGCGGCTGACCGCGCTCGCCATGCGCTACCTGCCGGCGGCCGCATGACTCGCCGCCGCCGCGAGTTCTCGGTGGACGACCGCATCGCCATCCGCGGCCGCGCCACTGATGCGAGCGGGCGGGTCCATTGCGAGCGCTGCGGTCGATGGTGCCCGAAGAAAGCCGATTATCAAATAGACCATATCATCGCCGAGGGGATGCGCCCGGCCGCCGATCTCGAGCGCAAGCTCACCCCGGCCGACGGGCAATTGCTTTGCGTCGCGGTCTGCCACCCGCCAAAAACGAGGGCGGACAAGGGCGACATCGGCAAGGCCAAGCGGCGCGAGGCGGCCGAGCTCGGGATCCGGACGCCGCCCCGTCGCAAGATCGGCTGGGGCCATGAGAAAAAGGCCAAGCCCAAGCTCAAGGTCGCCGCGGGCAAACCACGGATTGCGAGGGAGTACGGATTATGAACCAGCGGCCAGCCCCCGATCGATTGCGCGAGGCGATGCGCAACGCCAATATCGACGAGCTCGAGGAAGCGGCCGAGGAGATCGGCCGCCAGGCGGTCGCCATGGCGATCGCCGTCGAGGACAAGTCTGATTTTGTCCGCCAGGTCGAGCACGCGAGCCAAATCGAAGAGCAGCGCCAGCGCGATCTCGACGCGGCGCACGCTGACGCGATCGAGGTCGTCCGACGGGCCCAGATTCGCCAAGGCCGCCGGGTGTTCTCGCACCACGACGGCAAAACCGTGCGCCAGGTCTATGAGCTCTTGCGTTCGGTCATGGGCCCCGACGGCGGCGCCGACGGAGATCCGAGCTTCCAGTGAAAGCAAAGTTCCGCCAGGTCGACGTGACCCGCGCGCTGCGCGCCGCCAAGGCCGCCGGCATGCCGATTTCCCGCGTTGAAATTGATGCCCAGGGGAAGATTGTCATTGTCAGCGACGTTGCACATATTACAACCCACGTTGCTCCGGGGCGAGTCGCCCTCGAACGGTGGAAGGCAGAACAAAATGGGACGGCCAAATAAGGGTGGCGCGCACAAGACTACCGCGACGCTCGCGGACGGAACAAAGCAGATCTACTGGTACGCTTGGCCAGGCGGCCCGCGCCTACTCTCTGAGTCGGGGACGCGCGCGTTCAGCCGGGAGTTGAAGGCTGCGCTCAGCGCGCGCGCAGCGGGCCAGCCGCAGGACCTGGTCCGCAAGCCAGGGACGCTTTCGCGCGTCGTCGACAGTTACCTCGACAGCCAAGACTTCCTGACCTGCGGAGAACGCACGCAGAGCGACTATCGGAAGCAGGCGGCCCTGATTGTCAAGAAGTTTGGCACGCTGGACGTGTCAGCGTTGGACGACGACTACGCGGACGAGACGCGGGGCTTTTTCCTCGACCACCGCGACGCGCTCGCCAAGGCCTCGCTGCGGCAAGCCGACTATTTCCTACAGGTGCTGAATACGATCCTGAACTGGGGCAAGGCGCGCGGCAAGCTGAAGCTCAACCCGTTGCGCGATGCTGGCGTCAAGAAACTTTACCATGTCACGCGCGCCGACAAAATCTGGAGCGACGCCCAGATTGACGCCTTCCTGTCGTGCGCCCCGAAGGAGATTGCGCTTGGCATGATACTCGCGCTGTGGACCGGCCAACGGCAAGGCGACCTTTTGCGCCTGACGTGGGCCGCCTACGACGGGACCGAGATCAAGCTCACGCAGGGCAAGGGCGGCGTCCCGGTTCAGATCCCGGTCGGGGACCCCTTAAAGAAACTGCTCGATGCGACGCCGCGCAAGAGCCCCATCATACTCGTCAATCAGGTCGGCATCCCATGGGCCGCTGATGGCTTCCGGACCATGTGGTACAAGACGGCGCAGCGGGCGGGCGTCGCCGACCGGACATTCCACGATCTGCGGGGCACTGCGGTGACCAAGCTCGCGCTAGCCGAAAGCACCGTGCCTGAGATCGCCAGCATCACCGGTCACTCGTTGACGCAGGTAAAATCAATTCTCGAAGTCCATTATCTCGCCCGCGACCCGCAGCTTGCGCGGGGCGCAATCACCAAGCTTGAAGCCTATGAAGCGCGCAAAAAGCGTTTTCCAAAACGCGCGCAACCCATTGATATTATTGAGGCCAAAAACGACCGTTTTGGAAAACTTTCTGAATGAAATCAGTGGTTCGACACGGTTTTGTAAACCGTGGGTCGGGGGTTCGAGTCCCTCAACCGGCACCAATGAAATCAAGCACTTAGGTCACTTATGGGATTTAGTTTTCCAAAATGGACAATGCGTTTTGGAAAACTCTCCCCGAAAGGATGTCAAAAATGCCTCGTAGAAAAAGAGACCCAATCGCGCACTTTGTCGGCCAAAACTGGTCAGTCACTGTTGTTGATGGGAACGGTGAGCAATGGCTGTTTCACAGTCCGGATTGTGTGTTGGGGCCGATCACTTCCCACCACGGCGATATGACGCGGGAAAAAGCCGCAGACATCGCGCGTGCGTTACAAGCGACCCTTGATCGATGGCGTCAACTGGCTTCCGAGCTCCCGCCCGGTGGCGCTGAGATTATACCGTTGAAGCCATGACGATGCGTCAGTGCGGCGATTGCCAACTTTGCTGTCGCCTTCTGCCGGTGCCCCCGCTCGGCAAGGCCGCCGGCGAGCGCTGCAAGCACCAGCGGCACCATAAGGGCTGCGCCATCCACGCGCGCCTCGCCCAGCTCGTGCCCGAGTGCGCGCTGTGGAATTGCCGCTGGCTCGTCAATAACGACACGGCCGATCTCTCGCGCCCGGATCGATCGCACTACGTGCTCGACCTGATCCCCGACTTCGTCACCCTGCGCAACGACGCAACCGGCGAGAAGCGGCCCATCGAGGTGGTGCAGATCTGGGTCGACCCGAAGCACCCCGACGCGCACCGCGACCCGGCGCTGCGCGCTTACCTCGAGCGCCGGGCCAAGGAGAACGTCGTCGGCCTGGTCCGGTGGGACAACGAGAAGGCGATGGCGATCTTTCCGCCCGAGTTCTCGGCCGATGGCCAGTGGCATGAGCAGGACAGCAAGTTTCGCGAGAACGCGCACACGGCCGAGGAGAAGGTCGCGGCCTTGGGCAACATGGTCATCCACGTTGCTTAGACTGGCCTCGGAAAGCAGCTAATTGGCCCAGCGAAGCAGCTTGCAGCCACAATGGCGTCTCGCTATATGGTTGCATAAGAGACAACTATGCCCGACCTTCCCGCCAACGTCGATCTGCAATGGCTCGGCCGCCAGTTCCTGGCCATGCGCGTCATTCGGATTGATGCCGCTCTCACTGCGCTGCTGTGGGAGGAGTACGGCGGTTTGCGCCGCCGCGTCGCGGCGCTTGAGAGAGACAAGTGATGGCGTTGCAATTAGGCGCGCTGCGCGAGGCGCTGATTGAGGCGGGCGCTTCGCCAGAGAAGGCCGACAAGGCGGCCGAGGAGGTCGCCTCCTACGAGAACCGGCTCGCGAGCATTGAAACGAAGCTCACCTCTCTGGACGGGAAGGTGAACCTTCTCGCCTGGATGGTCGGCGGCGTTTACGCCGTGCTGATTGTTCTTGGCGCGCCTACCCTATGGCTACTGCTGCGCGTGGCCAGCAAAGTTGGCGCGCTCGGATGAACTCGGCTCCAAATCCGTGGATCAAATGGGCGGTGGGAATGACGGCGGTGTACCTCATCGCCGTGCTCGTCTTGATATATTTCATCGCAGGACACGTGAAATGACTGACTTGCAAGGCTTGGTGCTTTTCAGCGCCGTTTTTTTCGGCGTCGGCATCCCATTGGTGTCCTTGTTTTACACCAAAGGCGGGCGGATAGTGTTAGCCGTGCTACTCAACATTGTCTTCTTTGTCGCCTTCCTTCTTGTTGCCGGGCATCATTGACGTTGGGGTTGGAGGCCGACGCCGTAGAGGCGCAGCAGGGCGTTGGTGATCGCCTGGTTCGAACCTGGGTCTGGGCCTTGCTGGCCGGTCATCGCCGGATAGGCGTTGGTGACCTGCTGCTGGATTGCTGCGCCCGGCCCCCGAGGGGTAAACCGCCAGTCGAGGAAGTTCGCGAGCTCGTTCCCCGCGCTGGCCCCGTAAAGGGAAGCGTGGGGGATCCCGAATGCTTCCGCGGCACCGCCCGCAGCGGTTCCGCCACCAATTAGGGCGCGGCGCACATTGGGCGACACGACCCTGGCAGGAGGGGTCGGCACTCGGGCGATGTTCTGCAGGGTGGTATTCTCCGGCGACCCCGGCGGGTAATTCTGGGCCGCCTCTCCCGCCTGCCCT